CTGTGAATGGACCAACCCAGTCCCCACCATCAGATGTACTGCGCAATTCCTGGCCCGCTACCTCGGGTGCGGTGACCACATCAGTTTCAAACAGGGTGACGCCGCCGCCAGGTCCAACGATCTCCGTCTCTACTTCTTCAAAAGAAGCGATGGGCGTGTCTTCAATGCGCACCTGCTCCAGATCGAATTCACCCTGGCCAATCACATGGAGCTGAAACAGGTAATGCTCATTGTTCACAAACTCCTGATAGGGCTGGGTCGCAAGATCGGGATAGATCAGATGTCGGCCATACAGAACCGGGATCGGCTGGCCGAGACGGGCCTCGTTGCCTTGAGCCGACAGAGAGTAAGTTGGACTGGGAGCCGGTGGCGCACCAACGGATCCGAAACTCAACGACGGTACGGATGGCTTGGGCGCAGGTACAACGGCATTCATCAACGCCATACCTGCTAGCGAGATAATCGCTCCGCCGATAGCTTGCTGAAGAACGCCTGCGCCAATGCCAAGGGCAGCTCCAGCATTGGCCGAAATCCCCATGGCTGCGCCCAAAGGCCCGCCAAGCGCAAACGAAGCCACCATCACCGCAATGGATAGGACTGTGCGCAGCGGGTTCTTTCCTCCACCACCTCCACCGCCGCCCCCTTGGGGCAGGGTCACGAAAGCGACCACATCATTGTTGTTGATAAACGTGGTTTCCCAATCGGCTCTCAAAACGGCTTGGCCGTTAAAGAGGCAGATCGTCGGGCGGTCGAAGTCATTGATGCCCTGATCATTCAACCACCCACGAACCGTGACCGGGCTCAGAACCGGGCACACTTCCCGTTCCCGCTCCGGATAGAACGGGTTTCTGACAAGGGTGACGGCAGCGAGCATTAATCAGTTCCCAAGAGGCGAGGAGCGGCAGAGCCGCGACCGGGATTATCAAATAAGTAGCGGTAGTGGCCTTCGATCCGCCAGCCATTGGCAGACAGGGAGGCAAGGTTTTGAAAGGCAACACCGGCTTCTTGGGCACAATGGAGCACACCGCCGCCGTCCACATCGAGCCAGACGCCGACATGGATCGGATAACGGGCTTGGCGCATCAGAACGCAGTCACCCTCTTGCGGTTCGTCAACGAGATCCCAGCGTTTTCGTTCAGGATGATCGCGAAAATCCCTGGCGATAGCGAGAAGGTCTTCCGGGTTTGGGATCGCTGGCAATTCACGGCCAAACTGACGTTGCTGCACATGACAAACGAAAGCCCAGCAATGAAAACTGTCCGGCCCTTCGCCATCTGCCGCCCAAGGGATGCCAATATAGCTTTCTGCCCAATGCCGGGGTTGGCTCAGGGCGGCTGGCATAAATAATTTCGTCATCGCGTCAGCCCCGGAAACCGTTTGGCCGTATAGGTCTCACTCGGAAAGGCCTTGTTGCCGATATCCAGCATCCGAGCCCGGCCAGTCACCTGCAGAGCGTTAGCCTCAACCTCGGTCAGCACCAACGTGATCGGCGGATCCATCTGTGGCCCTTCAAGGTCCGTTGAGAGATAGGGCCGATAGGTGATTTCGATCTTGTCCTGAGAAACGGCTGCCGCATCCAGATGGCGAACGATTTCACGACTGACGTTGTCCAACGTCACCGTGATTTCAGGAACGGGGGCCGTGTCGATGGGTGGCAACGACAAATCGAAGGCCAGAGCAACGAAGGTGACCACCTCGCCACCGTTTACGGGTGCAGACGCCTCCAGGCGAGCTTCCAGATCATGGTGATCTCGCACCACCCGAATGGCCGTCGGGCTTCCGTCATCATCGAAAAAAGCTGGATGGCGCAATTCAAGTGTATGCAGGATCACCACATCGGAAGGAGCGGCTGCATAGGCCTCGCGGATGGCTTGGCTGAGAGTTGGATCAGGCATGGAGCAAAACGCAGACATAAAAAAACCGGCTCAAGGCCGGTGGATTGAGATCGATTGGAAATGCTAGGGCTACCAGGTGAAGGCTTGGATCTCGTCCAATGTGGCAAGCACAGCAATGGCGGTTTCCGCCTCATCACTGGCGGTTCGGATGGCTTCTCGCTCGGCATAAACTTCTTGCAAGGTGGTGGTGCCGTTCAGAGCATCGCGCTCTCTGGCACGGTCCACCTTCCAATCGGTTGCCGCAATCCGTTCACCGGCCTCTGATTTAACCCGGCCAACAAGAGCGGATCGTGCCGCCTCCATTTCCGTCGCTTGTTGGGATGCCACGGTATCGGCATCTTGCTGCTTGACCTCATCGTCGGTGATGCCGCCATAGCGATCGACAACCTTGCCATCGACCAACTGAAACCGATGACCGAGCTTGGACGGCACAGGCAGCTTGAACTGACCGTTCGGGCCAATCACGCCCCAGTCGTCGCTGTGGGGAAAGCTAATTTTATCGACCATGATTAGTTACCTCCAATGATCGGCACGATGTAGGGATAGTTGGTGGAGTGATAGGCGCTGTCGAAGATGTAGACATTGAAGCCCGGCACCTTGGAGCTCATGTCGCCCTTGTCGGCGATCACCTCAAAAATACTCTTGGTGTCGATGTGCGACATATAGATGCCATAGCCACTGTCAGAGTTCGGGCTATAGGAAATCATGAAATCACTGTCGCGGATCGGCGCGAACGAACGCCCATAACTGCTGTCCTGGTGTTGCAAGAACACATACTTGCCGTCGGACACCCGGATCAGGAACACCTCAGCCCCGGCCCCGTAGTAGTAATAGGGCTGATAACAAATGACGTATTTGCCGTCGTTTGAGATTTGGAACCGGATGCCGTTGCGATCCCCCTGTTCCATCCCATAGGACGTTGTGGTGCTCAGCGTATGGGTCGCTTCCTGCGTAAAGCCACCGGCACCATCCGGCGTGAACCGATCCAGCATGCAATAGCTATGAGGTTCCATCCGAACGATGATCACCTTTCCATCATCGCATGGCACAACAACGGCACGGTACAGGCTTTCACTGTAGCCTGCGGAGTTTGCCGTCCAGTCAAAGAAGGTGTGATTGGCTTCATCCAGGGCATCAAACCAGGTCTTGCGATCAGAGGCGTGGATATCGAACGGAGCGACATTGGAATAAACATGCAAACGCATGCCCGTCCCACCATTGGTGTTTTCGTTGATCACAAGGGTGCGGGTTTTTTCGTTGTATCCGATCATCCCGTACTTGTTGTAAGTGCCAAAATCGTTCTGGGCGTAGAATTTGTTTGCCGTCCAGGCCAGGTGCCAACCTTCCGTTCCGGACAATCGTCCCGGCGCGATGGCACGGGGTGCGACCCCGGCATATTGGTTTTCCATGAACAAGGCGAGGTTCTTATTGGTCTTGTTATTGACCCAAACCCCGACATTGCGAAGTGCCGTCGCCGCATGAGGCGCAGCACGACCGACCATGGTTCCATCAGAGGCAACTGCCAGGGCTATATGCCCTAAATGACCGCAGCGAGCTGTATTGTCACCATAGGATGAATCCGTCGAGGAAATGTTTGAGTTGGTCTGACCGTAGGAATACCAGTTATTGAAGAATTCCGTTCCCATGCTGCTTGTACAGCCTTGCGTGTAGTCACTGTTGTTATAGTTTTGACGACCCACTTCCTGAAGGTAGTGATTATAAACAATAGTGCCCCAAGGTGCTGAACTGGACATGGTCACCACGGCAAACGCAGCTTGTTTCCACGGATCCAAGAGATCCGCATTCAGGTGATGTTGCTGCTGTTTGACAGCGTTAAACGTCAGAATATCCATCGTCAGACCTCCGTGATGGCGTCGATTTGCCCATCGGGCGTATAGGTGAAAGTGAAGCTGCGGGCATAGTCGATGCCGCCAATGCTCAGCATCTCGTCATAGCCCGTCATCCGGCTCTGATCGTCATAAGTGATGTTGTCCACGAGACGAGGGCCTTGCTGGATAGAGACGACCCGACCCAGGTTGTCGTAAGTCAGATCACCGGAAACGATGGTGCCGGTGAACAAGGCCGCATTGGCTGCGTCCACCGAATACCCGGCCCCAACGCCCAAGTAGTTCCCCAGATTGACTTCAAACTCGGCCAGTTGATCATTGATCTGGGTTTCCAAGTCATTGTTGAAGGCTTCGATGTTGGCGAGCGCCGTATTCAGATCCGCAATGACCGTGTCGTTCACAAACCCGGTCGCCGTGGCCAGCCAGAGCGTATTGATATGCGCCTTCAATGCTTCAGTGATGGCTTTTAGCTTGGCAGGAATGTCCTTGGCCTTCGAATTGCTGAAGATGTCGATGTCTTCATCGAAGGTCGCAAAAGGCGACGTATCCGGAATGGGTGGGATGGTGATGGGCATGGAAGTTTCTCCAATTACAGATTTTCAAGGACGCTTTCGCCAAAGGCTTCCAGGGAACGCTCACCGACCATGACGTCTCCAGCGAGATCCAGATTGCATTCATCCCGGTTCATCAGCTTCCAGCGCTCTTCGCCACCAAAAGGCACGTCGCCGATACGGGTGGCCCGGGTCAGCATCAGCAAATCCTCCCCGCTCAAATCCGGGGAATAGAAGCCAACAGATTTCTGGGCGATCTTTTGCTTTAAGGCCTCATAGGCCAATGGGTCCTGGATGTTCTCCATGAGCTCCACGGCCTTAACCATGAGGGCAAAGTCATCCATGCGCAGATTGGGCTGATCCAGTTTGGCGCTGATGGCCGAGAGCGCATTAGCTTCGGCTGTTTTGAGCGTTTGATAGTGAGCAAGGGTCGTCATGTCAGGTTCCCTCAGAACAGTTCGATGCCAAGGGCGCGATAGTCAGATCCACGCCTGGCCGATACGATCAGGGTTTGCAGATCAAGACCAGTGGCATTGGCGACAATGACTGCTGCTGCTTCAGCAGCAACAGCCGCACTTTCCGCCTCACCAGCCCAGAAGATTGAATTGGTCTCAGCCGTTTGCGCTTCATCAGCAGACGCGCTTGCAGCAAGAGAAGAGGCTTCGGCCTGAGCCGCCGACTGGGCAGCATTGGTTTCAGCATTCGCTGCGTTTGTTTCAGAGGTGGCCGCGTTCTCAGCAGAAAGGGCAGCTGCTTCTGCATGGCCTTGGGCGATACCTTGGCAATTGGTGGCTGAGCTGGAAGCCGTTTCTGCCACCTCGGCAAATGCTGAAGCGGCTTGTGCTGATTGCGCCGCATTAACCACAGCTTGCTCAGCCGCCACTTGCGCCTGGCTAGAAGCCGTTGCAGAAGAAGTGGCTCCGGTCTCAGCAGCTTGAGCGTTTGCAGCACTCAATGCTGCCGCATCGGCGCTATCCGCCGCTGACTGAGTACTGACCTCTGCGTTGGCTTCCGAGGTCGCTGCCGCCACAGCACTATTGGAGACACTTTCCTCGTGGGAGAGCGCATTGGCCGCGCTTGTGGCAGCTTGCGCTTCGCTTTCGGTTGCCGAAGCCACCATCTCGTCCAACGTCGTGAGGCTACCTTGTAATTGGGCACCCACATCGGCCATGGCTTTCGCCACGGTTTTGACGGCTCCGCCTTCCGTTTGAACAACGGATTGGTCATCCCCATGGACGATTTGATGCAGCAGCTGTCCGTCCGCCGTGGTTTGTGCAACGGCAGCCGCTAAATCAGTTTGCAAAGACATAAAAGACTTCCCTTACCAGGTCATTGGGCCCGGCAGTTTTTGGTGAACAAGAGTGTTCAAATCAGCGATGGTCGCCAGCAGAAGAGCCGGATCGTTCTCAAGGAAGATATCGAGGGCATCCCCATCCAGCGTGGGCCGCTCTCTAATCTCGAGATCAGATGTAACTTCCCAGAGAACCCCGTTTTTCAAGCGGGCTTCAAACTGGCGCGTAAAACGGGCTTCGTGGCCGACAAGACCAAGCCCACCCATTAGATCAATTTCAAACCACTCTCCGCCTTCCTTGGCATGCCAGCGATACCAAGCTTCAAAGAGCGCAAATTGTTCGCGCCGAAACAGCCAGCGCACAGAAATCCGTGATGGCACCTGCGTAAAACGCCGACGTTGACGAGCGGGGCCAGCCTCCATCTCGGTGCGAAGGATCGCTTCGCCAGGATGGACGCCATAACCGTCAATCGTTGGAAGCGGTAGGGTCTTGGGCCAGGTGATCGTCATTTGTTTAGGCCCATCTGATTATCGATATGCCCCTGCTGCCGGATTGAGCCCGTAGCGTCGTTCCATGGTCGGAGCCAAGCCTTCGCCACGACCGATGTTGCGAGCAATCTGTCCTTCGATCTGCTCCACGATGATGTCGAGCCTGAGCCCGCCACCGCCATCGGAACGCCACTGCGCTCTGGCTTCGGTGCCAGGGGCCCGGTTATCGACATGGACGTTGACCTTCACTTCCGGCTTTTGACCCAGTTCAGAACCAAGGGCTCGCATCTGCCCCGGTGTGAAAACCGTCTCGCCACGCTGAGCAATGATCGGCACTTCGTTGCCAACCACACCGCCACCATGAAAACGGGGCGCATTGTCAAAAACAGCCGGGTGGACAGATTGGCTCGGTAAAGCGTCCGATCCGATGACGCCACCGACATGAGCCACCTGCACAGGTCCTGGTGCGGGGAAATCTCCGACCATACCCGAAGACCCTCCGAACAGACTTCCGGCGATGGATCCAAAGATGCCTTCAAACAAGGCCCCAAAGGGTTTGATGACCGCCATTCGATAGGCCGCCCGTAAGGCTTCCTCTGCGATGGAGTTAAACAGATCAGACGCGCTCACCTTGCCGGTGGTCGCCCATTGAACGAAGGCATCCTCGCTGGCTTTCAAGGCTCGGGATGTGGCCTGTTCAAACTGCTGGGCAGCATCCGATGATTCCCGGGCATAGTCTCGCAAGGCCCGGACAACGCCAGCCGACCAGTCCTGGCTTGCACTGAGCATTTGGTCATAGGCCCGCTCTGAGGCCCGAGCGAAGGTTTCCTGATCGATGGCTCCCGCAGCCAACAGCTCATTTAGTTTTCTGACCTCGGCGGCATAGGCTTCTTCTGCCGTTCGAAGCTCTTCTGTCAGCGCTTTGCCCTGATCGCGGATACGGGCTGCGTCTTCTTCGGCCTTTGTTCTGGCTTCTATGGCCTGCTTCTCATCAAACAGAGCTCCGGCCAGGTCCCGGACCTGAGCCTGTTCGGCGTCCGTCGCCTCGGCAGACAATCGCCGAAGCGCCTGAGAAATAAATCGCTGCCGATCAGTCAGTGCCAATTCCTCCCGCTCGGCCCTCAGACCTTCAATGATCCGGGTATTGGCGGCCTGCTTTCTGCGGGAGGCTTCAGCTTCCTGCTCAGCCAGACGGGATAGTTTGGCATCACGAACAGCCGCTGCCCGGGCCATGATTTCACCGACCTGATCCAGATTGCCACCGCCCGGCTCAATCAAACCCTGCATCTCAGAAACGAGGCGCTCATATACAGCGCGAATGCGATCTGCCCCCTGATGAGTGGCCTCAAAGAGCTGACGTTGAAGATCAGTTTCAATCTGCGCAATCCGTCGAGACCGGTCTTGAGCTGAACGAATATCGGCCTCAATGGCATCGGGTGTCGTGGTGCTATCGGGTGCTGGCGCATTATCCCCATCATCCCTTTGCATCCAGGCAAGCTTGGCTGCCCATTGACGGTATTGTTCCACCCGCTCCTGAAGACGGCGTTCGAGTGCTACCTTGCGACCCCAGGCAATGGGGTCATCCATAAAACCGATATCACCGATTTCATTGAGCTCCCGAGCGATCTCCTGAAGCTCTTGACGGCGTTCTTCGACGATACGCCGCGTCGAGCGTTCCGACAGGCCCTCGAAATTGAAATCACCGGACAAGACCAACTTGATCTGCTCATAGGCGGTGGCTGCATCAGCAGCCAGATCGGCAAGACCCGATGAAATGTCGGCAATCGCCGGAGCCAAATCCAACAGCGCCCGGGTCAGGTTGGCAGAAACCACCTTGCCCAAGGTGTCCAATTGGTCGCGGGCCTTCTCGGCATTGCGGACCAGGTCTTCTTCCAAGACAATCCCAAGATCACGGGCATGACGGCGGGTCGCTTCCAGCGCGTCTGCACCACCAACCAGCATGTTCACCATCGCCACGCCTTCACTGTCGAACAGTTTGAAGGCGAGGCGCAGCCGCTCGGCAGGGTCCTCGGTGCGTTTGAAGGCCTCTGCGACATCGTTCAACAAGTCTTCGGAACGACGGATATTGCCGTGCTGATCACGGAGCGCGATGCCCATATCGGTCAAGGCCTGCTTGGCTTCACCCGTCCCCTTGGCGGCCTCAGCTACGCGCCGGGTAAAACGTTGCAATCCCATATCGAGGGTTTGTTGTTGGACGCCCGCCAACTGAGCCGCAAACCGTAGTTCTTGTAGTGCCTCAATGCCAACACCGAGCTTATCCGCCGTTTTCCCGATGGCATCAGCGGCGGAGATAGAACGATCAATCAGTGTCGCGAGACCGCCCACGGCAGCCGCGCCAACCAAAGCACCGCCCAGTGCCCGCATACCCGTGGTGAG